ACGTTCTTCGGACGGATCTTTGGAGCCTCGCCCGACGACGACCCGGCCAGTGAGGCCACGTGGATCAAAGTCAATCCCAGCCTCAAAGAGAATGGCGGATTTCTCGACAAGGAAAAGATTCGCCAGCAGTATGTGTCGCACCTCGCCGAAGGCGACCTGTCGAGCTTCAAGCGGTATTTCCTGAACCTCTGGGACCAGAAGGAAAACCGCGCGATCGATATGAACCTCTGGAACGCCTGCCGCCGTGAGTGGGACGCGGCCGGGTGGCCGCTGCCGAACGACCTGCTGCGGCAGTTCATCAATCGCAGGTGCTGGGTGGGCGTCGATATCTCGATGACCACGGATCTGTCGGCGGTTGTCGCTGTGTTCCCTCGCGATGACGGCGGGTACGACGCGCTTCCGTGGTGCTGGATGCCCGCAGCCACTCTCAGGAAGCGGCAGGTCCAGGACGGGATGCCCTATGAACGTTGGGTCGAGGAAGGCTGGATCGAGACTTCCGCGGGCCGCGTGATCGACAACAGCCTGATCAAAGCCCGGATCAAGTACTGCCTCGAAATGTTCGATGTGCAAGAGGTTTGCTTCGACAGGTACAACTCCCGCGAGATGTCCACGTCGCTGGTCGACGAGGGCGTGCCCTGCGTGGAAATACCGCAGACGTGCCCCGGCCTGAACGAGGCGACGAAGAAGCTGATCGCGCTCGTTGCCACAGGCGATCTTATCCACGGCGGGCACCCGGTAATGGCTCACCACGCGAGTTGCCTCTGCACGGTGAGCGATGGAAATGACCTGATCAAACCGGTTAAGCCGGATCGCGAAAAGGACTTCTCGCGCATCGATCTTCTGGCTGCAACGATTGACGGTCTCGCGCGGGCCATTGTCTTCGAAGACAAGAGCGTCAGTCACTCGGGGCTGCGGAGCGTGGGTTAGTGTTCCCCGAGATCACGTCCAGGCTCCGAAGCCTTCTCGCTGCGCCCCCGCCGCTGTCGATCCTCGGCGGACCGAGTGAGGAGAAGACCGTCACCTCGTTCGAGGCGATCACCACGGACTGGTATGCGCGCAACGGCTACAACGGGATTTATGAAGCTCTCGGCGGCAGCAGCGCTTCATGGTCCGGGGAACGCGTCAACCTCGCGAGCGCGCTCAATCACTCCGTCGTCTGGGCCTGCAACCGGATCATCGCGGAGACGGTGGGGTTCATCCCGCTGGTGATGCTTCAGGTCGATAAGAACCCGGCGAAGGGCAAGCAACTCGCCGCGAAGCATCCCATGTTTCAGGCGCTTCAGAATGCGCCCAACGACGACATGACCGCGATGGGCTTCCGCGAGACGCTTACGAGTCATTGCGTTTTGCAGGGGAACGCCTACGCGCAGATCATCCGGCGCAGCGGCACTGGCGTGGCGATGGAACTCCAGCCCCTGCAGCCGAGTCAGGTTCGCTCCGGGCGGGACAGGGCAAGTCAGTTGGTCTATGTGGTGAAGACCGGCAACGAACAGGAGAAAACCTACACCGTCCAGAAGAACAAGCCGCAGGACATCTTCCACATGCGCGGCATCGGGAACAACGGCACGGTCGGGTTCTCGGTCATTTCGATGGCGCACCAGTCCATCGGCACCGCGATAGGAGCCGAGAAGAACCTCGGAAACTTCTTCGGCCGCGGCGGCCGGCTGCCGTACATCCTGGAGATGGCGCAGAAGTTCAAAACGAAAGAGGACTTCGACCGGTTCCGGGCCGACTGGGAAATGGTGTACGCGGTCGCGCACAAAGCGCCGATCCTCGAAAACGACATCAAGTACAAGCAGATCGGCATCAGCCTCAAGGACTCGCAGCTCCTCGAAACGCGGCTGTTCTCGATACATGAAATCTGCCGCTGGTTTGGCGTGCCCCCGCACCTGGTGGGCGATCTCTCCCGCGCGACGTTCTCCAACATTGAGCAACTCGCTCTCGAGTTCGTGAAGTTGACGCTGTCGGCCTGGCTCACGCGCTGGGAGCAGGAACTCTGGCGGTGCGTTCTCACCCCGGAAGAGAAGACGCAGAACTATCTCTGGCGCCACAATCTGAACGCGCTGCTGCGCGGCGACTTCCCGTCCCGCATGACGGGTTACGCGACGATGCTCCAGAACGGCATCGCCTGCCAGGACGAAATTCGCGACCTCGAAGACTGGAACCCGATTGAAGACGGCATCGGGACCGGCTATCACATCCAGCTCAACATGCAAACTCTCCCGCCCGACGGCGGGCCGCTGCAACCGCCGAAAGGTCCAGGCAACGAGCCGCCGGAGACAGACCCGTCCGCTGCCGATCCGTCGAATCCGAAACCCAAGAAGCCTGTCGATCCGAAGCCAACCGAAGACGCCGTCGGTAACGCTCCGGCCACCTAAAACGCAACGAGGAAAAACCAATGACGCCTAAATCGCTTCTTCGGATGACGATCAAATCAGTCGCGCCCGACGGCTCTTTCACCGGCTCGCTCGCGGTCTACAACAACGTCGACCTCGGCGGCGACCTGATCGAAGCGGGCGCCTTCACCAAGACGATCAAGGAGCACGGCGACCAGGTGCCGCTGCTTTGGCAGCACAAGGCCGACGTTCCCATCGGAATGTTGACGCTGGTCGATGGGCCAGACGCGCTCAGCGTGAAGGGCCAGCTCCTCATGGACCTCCCGGCCGCAAAGAGCGCATACCTGCTGATCAAAGCCCGGATCGTCAAAGGTCTGTCCATCGGCTTCGACACCGTGAAGGACGCTGTGGACGCGGGCGTTCGTCACCTGAAGGAAATCAGGCTTTGGGAAGGTTCCATCGTCACGTTCCCGATGAACGAGATGGCCCAGATCACCAGCGTGAAGGCGCGGAAGGAAGCGAAGGCCGACTTCAGCACCGAGTATGCCGAGATCCAGCTTCAGGACGCGATGTACCAGATGTGGATCGCGCTGCGCTACGCGTTGACCTCGATCCCCTGGTCGGACATGGAGCGCGACGAGAAGATCGCGGCCTCCGCAGCCAGCATCGAGCAGTTCACCGCTGTCTACATGGAATTCATTCCGGCTTACCTCGACTGGCTCACTCAGGAGTACGGAGAGTTCAGCACGATGGGCCGCACGCCCGCCGAGGTCAAATCGGCCAGGGAGCGGAAGGCAGGCAAGCGCATCAGCGCGGCCTCGAAGGAAACGATTAACACGGCGCGCACCCACATGAAGAGCGCCGACGACCTTTTGATCGCACTTACTAACGACGAAGCCGACGACGACGGAGAAGATTCCGACGACGACACTTCGGGCGAGAAAGCCGTGATCATCGCAGCATCCGAGCCGGCCATTGACCACTCGGCAGCCCAAAGCCTCATCGAGTCGATGCGGTCGCTCATTCCGGCAGCGTAAGCCGGGAAATCCAACAAAGGACAAAACAGAAGATGGAACTGAAGGATCAGTTGCTTGAGCTGCAAGGTCAGCTCAAAACCCACTTCGAGAAGGCTGCCGAGCAGGAAAAAGCGCGAGGCACCGTCTCCGAAGAACTCAAAACCAAGATCGATGCGGTCCAGAAACAGGTGGACGCCATCGACGTTAAACTCGCGGGTCGCCTGACCGCTGCCGAAGAAGCCGAAGACGGCTTCGAAGAGCAGATGAAAAACGACGCCAGCATTCAGCGCCTTCTCAAGGACAAACGCGGAAATGCGGTCGTGAACTTCACCGGGAAATCCGCGCGCGAGTTGTTCGAACGGAAGACCACCATCACGGATGCTGCGTTAGGTACCGCCGTCCCCGGGGTGTTGCAGATCGGTCGCCTGCCGAGCATCACCATGGAACCGCGCCAGCAGTTGACCATCCGGGATCTGCTCACGGCCAACCCGACCACCTTCCAGGTGATCGATTTCGTGAAGGTGTTGCAGCCGATGGCCCCGGCGTCGCCCGTGGCGGAAGCCAGCACCAAACCGGAGAACCAGGCCACGTTCACCACGGTGAGCGAGCGAGTCAAGACGATCGCCACCTGGATTCCCGCATCGCGTCAGGTTCTCGACGACTTCAGCGAGCTGATGACCTTCATCAGAACGATGATGCCGTATTATGTGAACCTCGCCGAGGAGCAGCAGATTCTCTCGGGCGACGGCACGGGAGAAAACCTGAACGGTCTGATCCTTGAACCGGTCGATCTTGACTTCTTTTTTCGCCTTCGCCGCGATATCGAAAACCTCCAGATGCGACTGCGGGACATTGGCTTCGCCGGGCATTGCGTACTTATAAGTTTCGAGCGTCGGGCGGGGATTTTCGAGCGTGTGGATCACCCACAGATCGCCGACCTTTTTCTCGTCGCGGCGGACCACTGCAAAACGCTTGGAATCCTTTGACCAGTGGATGGTGATGGGGGGAACGCGTCCGGTCTTATCGCGCTGCGTGGCTCCGGCGCCGCCTGGCCTCGGCCATCCAGCGCCGGAAGTTGGGGGCGTAGCCCTGCACGGAGCCGGAGTAGGCGTCCTTGCCGGTCGACCAGTATTTCTCGTAGTAGCTCTTGGCCTGGGGGGTCGGGTCGCTCATGGGATGTCGATGCGGGCTATTTGGGGGCGAGCTGGGTGTCCGCCAGGACGTCGCGCGGCAGCTGCTCGAGCTGCACGCGGAGGGGCTGCCGGTCGAGGAGC